CATCGTCAAGAGGGTGCGGGCAAGAACCACCAAGGAAATATCCGAAACGCTATTCCGTAACGATGGAGCAAGGAACCACTCCGTTTTCATGCCGGACCCGCTTGATTTGCCAGAAGCGCCGCTCCCCATCCCTCCCTATACGCTTGGAGCATGGCTCGGGGACGGTGACAACAGGGGTGCGCGGATCACCTGCGCCGATGAAGAAATTATGGAAAATATAGCTGCTGATGGATTCTCCTTCGGGAAAAGAGAGCAAAAGGCAGGCAATCAGGCATGGTCTCAATCGGTCGGTGTTGTTGATAGGGGAAGGTGCATCCGGGGCCATAATCCCGATAGACTAAAGGCAGATGGGCGGTGTTTGGACTGTGAAAAGGAAGGGGATCATTTCAGAAGGAACGGAACGCCCATGTCTCCCATAACCAGACTATCCTTGACCGAAAAGCTCAGGGAATGCGGCTTATTGCATAACAAGCATATTCCGCAAGAGTATTTCCGGGCAAGCATATCGCAGCGCTTGTCTTTATTGCAAGGACTCCTTGACACGGATGGATCAATATCGAAAATCGGAAATAACCTTGTGTTTACAAGTATAAATAAAACGCTTTCATCCGATGTAGGAAATCTTCTTTCGACTCTCGGGATCAAATATTCACTAATTCCTCGCTCAATGAAATGCAACGGTGTTCCCGTTGACGGGAAAGCCTGGATTGTTCAATTTATGGCCTTCCGCGACGAACTTCCTGTTTTTAGATTAAAAAGAAAACTGGACAGAATGCGATTGAGATCCGAGAGGAAAAACGCGAGAAGTAAAACCGTTCAAATAGTGGCGGCAGAAAAAGCGGAAAGCGTTCCGGTAAAGTGCATCGTCGTTGATTCCCCTAATCATCAATTCCTTTTCGGAAAAACCATGCTCCCGACACATAACAGCGGAATGTCGGCAGCAATCATGATGACAGCCCTAATCTTGAACTGGAGACAATCTGGAGAATTTTTCATTGTTGCACCTACCGTATCCATTGCAGGCAATTCATTCTTACCAGCTTGCGGGATGATTAGTTCGGATGATGAACTCAAGAGTCTGATGCACCCACAAGACCATATTAAACAAATCACTAACCGGAACAGCGAATCGACATTAAAAATAGTTGCTGCTGAAAGCGACACCGTGGGTGGTCTCAAGGGTGTTGGCATCCTTGCGGAAGAACTATGGCTTTTTGGTAAGAGGGCCGGTGCTACAAATATGTTCAAAGAGGCTACGGGAGGTTTGTTCTCTCGGCCAGAGGGATTTATAATTTGGATTACAACACAATCCGATGAAGCTCCTGCTGGAATATTCGCTGATAAGTTAGAGTACGCGCGTGGTGTCCGTGATGGCAAGATTGATGACCCCGCCTTCCTGCCAATAATATTCGAGTTTCCAAAGTACATGATTGAAAAGAAACTGCATTTAATTCCTAAGAATTTTTATATCCCCAACCCTAATCTTGGGGCTTCGGTTGATGAAGAAACAATTAACCGGGAATTTAAGAAGGCAGAGATTGAAGGCCCGGTTTCAATGCAAGGGTTTCTATCGAAGCATTTGAATGTTCAGATAGGTGTTTCTGCTAAGGCACAGGCATGGGCTGGTGCTGATTTCTGGGAAGATGCGGGTGGTGAGGTAACTCTTGATATTATTCTCGAGCGTTGTGAAGTAATAGAAATTGGAATCGACGGTGGTGGATTGGATGACTTACTTGGATTGGCAGTATTAGGCCGGGAATCAGGTAACGGTAACTGGCTTCTATGGGTACATGCTTGGTGTCATAATATAGCATTGGAACGTAGGAAGTCCGAGGCACCCAAATACCGGGATTTCGAGAAGGACGGCGACTTATCCATAATGGATATGACCGAGGAAGGCATCAAGGAAGTTGGCGATATTGTAAGAAAAGTAGAGGCATCTGGATTGCTTGATAGAATAGGCGTTGATCCTTCCGGCATTGGGCTTATTGCGGATGAATTAGAAGCGGGTGATGAACAAGGCAACGGCAAGATAGAACATGATAGGATAGTAGGCATCCCCCAAGGTTGGCGGCTGAATGGTGCTATCAAGACAATGGCAGTGAAGGTCGCTGGCAAGAGTATAATACATGGAAACCAGAAAATGATGGCGTGGTGTGTAGGGAATGCCAAGGTGGAACCACGTGGGAATGCTATATCTATCACCAAGCAGGCAAGCGGCACGGGGAAGATTGACCCCTTGATGGCATCGTTGGATTGTGTAGCTCTGATGGCCATGAATCCTGAAGCTAAATATCGTAAATCAGTGTTCATTGGCAAATCTAAAGCTGAGATTGCTGCTATGATTTCTTTTTAGGCGTTATGCCGATATTAATGCTAATTTTAGCGATAATCAGTGTGATAATTTGGGGGAATAAATGACCGACATACTTACCGGCTGGAAAGAAATATGCAAGTATTTAAAAGTATCAGAAAAGACTGCCAGGAATTACAAGAAGCTAAAGGGACTCCCCATTACTAAAGACCCCGCTGGCCATCCAGTTATTAAAAAACAAGTAGTAGATAGCTGGAAGATGCAAGAAAGAACAACCTAACTTTACCTACCATATTTTTCACCTATCATTTACCTACCTATTAATTACCTCCTTTTTACTATTATTTATCCAATAGCACTATCGTTCTATTTTCTCTATACTCTCACCAAAGAGATTATTTCTCTAAGCTCAACATTTTAACGCACCATTATTATAACTATTTTAACTCGGATTTTTGGATATGCGCTAAATGTCTACAAAGCTATCAGCAAACTCAATATCCTCCTTCGTATCGGGTATCTTTCGTACCTTAGCTCTACGTGTTGTTTCTATTTATGCTCGTTTTGACATCAAGCCAGTATTCTTCCTCGGCGGGTTGGCTACTTGTGGTTACGGATTATACCTACGATTCTCACTTGGTACATCGCTAATCTTCGTGGGCGGGACATTAATGCTTATTGGCTATTTAATGGGGGATAAACGGTGAGCTTCATGTCGAGACTCCCCAAAATTAATGCCCTTATCTCCCCTACCTACGGCCCGTTGGATGATCGCTCATATTATCCAGGTGGCGCTTATTACGGCGGTGTTCCATTTATGGAATCTGGCTTACCTATCACCAGCGATACAGCAATGCGATTAATTACCGTACAGAATTGCGTTCGTGTTCGTGCGGCTACAATAGCTCAACTTCCTTGCCATACGTTTGAATCTTTGGGTAATGATGATTTCAGAGAAGCTACTGATTTTTATCTCTATAAGCTCTTAAATGATCGGCCTAACTCTTGGATGCAGTCGCCAATATTTTGGGCAATGGTTGAAGCATTTATTTGCATGAGGGGAAACTTTATTGCTTATAAAGTAGGTTTACCGGGAAGGCCGGTATTGGAGCTAATTCCTATTACCGATAGAGTAAAAAAAGTAGTACAAAATAAAGATTATTCACTCACTTATCATCTTCATCAAAACACAGGCCCAACATTAGAAATTTCACAAGATAAAATTTTTCATATTCGTGGATTGCTGACTTTCGATGGCATTATGGGAGTTAATCCTATTGAGTATTCGCGTGAAACAATTGGGCTTGGTGCTTCAAGCACAAGATTCCTATCTCGTTATTTCGGGAAAGGGATGCATCCAGGAGCTATTTTAACCGTCCCTCAAGTTTTAGACCCTATTACCCATAAAGTAACGCGTGATGCTTATAAAGAAAAATACGCCGGATTAAACAATGCTCAAGACTTGATGTTAATTGAAAAGGATATGAAAATAGACTTCCCTACAATTAAATTAGTCGATGCTCAATATCTTGAACTCATGAAGATGAATGAGGCTCAAATTTGTGGTTTATTCCGTGTTCCTTTGATGCTTGTACAAAGTGGAGACAAAACACCTACATATGCTTCCGCAGAACAGTTTATGATTAATTATTCTGTTATTGGCGTTGCCCCTGATTGTCGAAATTATGAAAAAACAATTCAATCTGATTTAATGACACAAGAGGAACAGGAAAAGTATTATGTGAAATTTAATATAGACGCTCTTTTAAGAGGAGATTTCAAGACCAGAATGGAAGGTTTTGTAGCGGGGGTTAATGCTGAAATTTTCTGTCCGAACGAGCCGAGGATGAAGATGGAAATGCGACCATATAAAGGCGGGGAAATTTTTAGGACTCGCACATCAACAACTAAAGATTCTAATACCAACGCTACCGCCGTACAAGGAGGCGAATAACCATGAGATACGCATACAGAACCCAAGCCAACGCACAGGCAATAGCGGCTATATATAATAAACCTTTGGATAAACCCGAATGGTTCAAGGTAATAGCTGCTTCCGAAGATACCAATGCGGAGATATTGCTATTTGACTATATAGGGTGGCCCTATAATGACCCACGTGACCTTATCCACGCTCTTGCGGACATGGGTGACGTGACGGTTCGTATCAATTCTCCAGGCGGAGATGTGTTTGATGGGGCTGCGATCTATAATGCGTTTACTGCTCACAAGGGCATTGTTACTATGCGTATCGAAGGGTTAGCTGCTTCAATGGCTTCGGTAATCGCTATGGCAGGCAAGAAGGTTCAAGCCTATGATAACACCATGTTTATGATTCACAACAGTTCCACTTTCGCTTGGGGCAACCAGTACGAACTTCGTGATACCGCTGATTTGCTGGAAAAGGTAGATGTAACTATTACCGATGCTTACCAAAAGAAAACCAAGTTAGCCAAAAAAGAAATTGTACAAATGATGAAAGATACCACATGGATGTCGGCAAAGGAGGCAAAAGAAAAGGGTTTTGTGGATATGATAGTTGATGGCAAGTCGGTAAAGGCTGATTTCAACCTATCTATATTCGCTAATTTGCCCGACCAGTTTAACTTGGAAGATAACCACGAACCAGATAAGCGCACAATTGAGAAAGCCTTACGTGATGTGGGCTTCTCACAGAATAAAGCTAAGGCATTCATCGCGCGAGGCTTGAAGGCTGAAGCAGAGGAAGACATTATTGTACCAGAACCAGTAATTATACTCCCGCAAGTTGAAGACAATTCCGCCTTCATTGCGGCAATCCAATCTAACATTAACAAATTAACCAGTCATAATACCATAGGAGGAAATTAATATGGATCCCGAATTGAAAAAACTCATAGAAGCCCAGGGTTCAGCCTTGGACAAATTTATTGCCGATAACGACAAACGTCTGAAGGAGATCGAAGCCAAAGGCCATGCCGATCCGCTGCTGGAAGATAAAGTCAAGAAGATTGCTGAAGATGTAGCAACCATCCATACCATGAAGGTTCAGTTGGAGGCTATCGAATCCTCTGTAGCCAAGATGAATGCTCCCGGTGCTGATAGTGGTAAGTCGAAAGAACGTGTTTATCGCAACATTGGTGAACAGCTTCTGGATGTAGTTGCCGCAGTTAACCCCGACTTGTCTCAGTCTTCACGTGCAGAGGCTATTTCTCGGTTAGCTAAGGTTCGTGCCGATGCCGCTTCCGGTGCTAATGAACTCATCCCCAGCGAGGGTGGATTTCTGGTTGAGGAGGACAAGGCGACCATGCTGGATCGTGGCACCATTGCCACCGGCCTGTTATCCCAGAGATGTTTCAATGTCCCCTGTTCCGCCAATTCCAATGGCCTCGAACTCAATCTGATTGATGAGACTTCTCGTGCAACTGGCTCCCGGTTCGGTGGGCTCCAGGTTTACATGAAGGCCGAAGCCGATACCGTCACTGCATCTAAACCCAAGTTTCGCGAAGGCACTTGGAAACTCAAGGACTGCATGGGAATTTTCTATGCAACCGGCGATGTTCTCAAGGATTCTTCGCAGCTTACCGCTGTGGTCAATAAGTGGTTCCCGATGGAGTTCGGGTTCAAGGTAGACGACGAAATCATTAATGGTGTGGGTGCTGGTCATGCTCAGGGTATCATCCCCGCCGCTTGTACGGTAACTCAGGCAGTAGAAACCGGGCAGACCAGATCAACAGTTGGACAGCGCATTCTGTATGCGAACATTGCCCGTATGTATTCACGGTTACTTTCATCTTCCGACCCCTCTGCCGTGTGGTTCATTAACCGCGCCTTGTTACCGGAAATTATGCTTATGCAACTTCCTGGTGGCACTGCTACTACCCCCGTGTTCCTTCCACCTGGTGGAGCATCGGGCTCGCCTTACATGACACTACTTGGCAAGCCCATTATCCCGATTGAACAGTGTCAGGCTCCGGCAACTCCCGGTGACATCATCCTTGCCGACTTGAACGAATATCTGCTGCTTACTAAGGGTGGGATTGATGCTCAGACCAGCATCCATATTCGATTCCTGTATGATGAGATGACATTCCGGTGGATTTATCGGTTTGACGGTGCGCCTATTCGTAACAAGACATTGACCCCTTATAAGGGTGGTGCTACGGCTACGCAGGGACCGTTCGTTATCTTGGCAGCTTCATAAGTCAACATAAACAACAATATAGAGGGGTGTAAATCCCCTCATATTTAACCAAAGGAGGTACATAAAATGATTAGCGAGAAATATAAAATTGTTCCGGTAGCTAAGGAAATCGACCTTTCCAGCACCGTTTATACTGATTCGATTTACGCAAAGGACTTGGTGAATAAGGTTACGTTCTGCTTTATTCTCAATACTCTCAGCGGTGCATCTTCTGTTCTTACCGTTTGCAGTGGTGTATCCGATGCGGCTTGTACCACGGCCATGCGATTCAATTATGCCTTTGCTGGTGCGGCTATGGGTACGGCTACGGCTGGTTCGGCTACATCCTGTGATGTTCTTGCAGCGTGGACGAGCGCAAGTACCCTTACCCTCACCTACGGCTCCTACAGTAACTTCATGTTGATTGTTGAGGTTGACATTGCGGACATGGATTCTGCCAACGACCACGATTGGTTGACCTGCAAATTTACAACCACATCCAGTGTTGTGGGTACGGTTAGCGGATTTGCGGTTTGCGATTATCGTTATCCCGGTCAGGGATCGGCTACGGTTCTGGCTGCGTAATTAACCACGGGTAGGGTAGGTTTGAAATATAATCTACTCTACCTTTTAATAGGGGAACCGCTCCTTTAACCTTAATTGGTACGGATGGAGGTTATCATGGGTGTAACTAATATTAG